AGTCGTGGTTGCCGTTGGAATCCCGCTAGGTGCGGCTCCGCCAACCTTGCGGATGTTTTGCACTCCTAGTCCTAGATACAATCTTGGCATAAAATTACAATGCAATCATCCGCCAAGGGATAGAACCTTTGGCGGGTTGACTGCTAATAGGTAATTAGCCCTTGTAGGCAATCACACGTCCAGTTCCAGCAGTGAAGCTGTTAAACTGTCCGTAGATTATGTTCCCGGAACCGATCGTCACGCCTGTCAGCGTACCATCGTAGTCTCCTGTAATGGTGCTGAAGGTCGTGTCGGCCAGCATTTGGAGAGCCCAATATGCCTGCCCGGCAACGCCTGTGGTGCCAACGGTAAAACCGTTCCTGGCCCCAAAACGATCCATATCTGCAGACATTAGCTGTAGACCGGGATCTTGTACGAAGTGCCGTTGAGCCGAACCGTAATTCCCAAGGTCGCAGTGCCAGAGACAAATGTCCCTGTAGTTGCGGTCGTGATGAATTCCAGTGAGGTAGCTTCTGTTCCAGCATCAATCCGGACAGGCTTCCCTTTTGCTCTTAATTCGCGACGAATATATATATCACTCATGGATCTAATTTCCTATGTTTTGCCCAAACTTGTTTGATTGTATCGGCTTTATGTCTTGGGCGGAACCTTGAGCCGAGTTTTTGTTCTAACGCTTGATAACCTTTTAGAATGTTGCGACCGTCCATGGCCGCTGGATGATATGCTGGTTCTGAACCACAATTAACAAGTCTGAAGCTGGAGGGAAAGTTGCGTCGTTTTAGTTTACTCGGGACATTGTCCCTTTCATCCACCGGACGCTCGAGCGTTACAACGCCCCCTGTGTCCCTGTCTTCGTACTCGTAAAGTGGCATCAGTCCATCATCTCTCCACCGTCCATCTTGACGGCTTCATTCCTGAGACGCTCGCCTTCGGTTTCGGCTTCTGGAGATTCTTTTTCAATTTCTCCTTCTGCTTCGCTTACGCGAACCATGGCAACGCCTTCTTTGATTTCAACAACTTCTCCGGTCAATTCAACCATATCGCCGATTGCAGGCTCGGCCTGTTCGGTCTCTTGCGAGATGGTTAGATTTTCGATCGGAATATTTACGATGTTAGCCATTTTTGACCCCTTGCTTTTAGGCTCGGGCCCGGGGAGATTTTTGCCTCCCCGAGCCTTCGCTTCGGGCCCGATCATTAATACGATCGCGCCCATTTAATTAGCTGACTTCAGAACGGCTAAACACGACTCGGTAGAACGCTCCGTTCAACTGAATCGCGGTGTAGTACGTTTTGACAGCGACCGAGGTTACCAAATCCAGAGGGTCGGACTTGTCCGGACCTTCTGCAATTAGGACCTTGGGGCTATAGGGCGAGTCGCCTGTGAGGCTGGGCACGCCGAATGCCTGGTCACCGAGCACAATGTTCGCCAAGAAAGGCGCAGTGCTTGAGTTGTAGGACGCAGCTGCAGTGCCAGAGATGGCATTAGCAGAAGCAGAACCGAAGGACAGAATGTTGTGCGACAACAGAGTCTTCACTCCGTAGTACGTTCCAACTTCGCCCTTCAGCAAGCTGTCCACGTTTGAGTAACGATGCGCCTGGATATAGTCGTCATCGTTTAGGATCGAACGAGCAGTACGAGGATCTGCAACCAGGACGTATCCGCCCTTGATTGTAGGAGCCTTGTCAACCCGGAGAGCAGTCACGGAATCAAGCAAGTCGAGTGCCGTGAAGGACGAGTTGGCTGCAGTCGCGGCGATGAATGCCGTCGAGTTGCTGTTCTGCGCGTAGCGGACTGAGGTCGACAGAGTGCCAGTTCCAGAGGTAGTTCCGGTCGTGAGTACTCGGTGAACCAATGTATCCGCGTGAAGCGCGTGATCTTCAGCGAGTTGAGTCGTGGCCTGTGCCATGGAATCAAACAAGTTTGTGGCTTGCAAGATATCAGACAGCTTGACCAAGCTGGCAAACTGTTGCAATGATGCCTGTACAGTCGACAAGGTCAACTGACGTTCGTTTGATCCAGGGTTTGTGCCTTCTGACGTTACTTCGATGATCGAGCTAATGCTTGGGTTGTCGTATCTAAAAAAGCGTATCTGCTTGTTTCCGTTTTTACGCGGAAGCGCCGCTTTCATTCCAAATTGTTCCATCTGAAGGATGGGCAATTGACGTTGGAGTAATTCTTTTGAGAAATACTCTTGGTAGGCCGCTGCGAGCGAGCCAGAGGTTACTAGTGCCATATAATTTTATCTCCTGTTGTCTAAACCTTAGTTAGCGTCGTCAAATTCCATCGCCATTCGGCGAAGTTCGGCACCTTGTTCTGCAGAGGATAAATCCTTAAACTGCTTCTTAGGCGCCGGGGTTGACGGTGAACCAACTCCAGGTTGTAAACGTTTTTTGAACTCCGCGTTTTCTTTGCGGAGCTTTTCGACTTCATCTGCTAATCCGGTTGAGTTATCCGTTTTAAGAGCAAGCTGTGCGATCTCGACTGCATCGACGATGCCGTCAGGATACTGGCGAAGGACTGCTTTCGAGTTAAGTAGTTCTGCTACTTTTTTATGCAGGCTTG